AGCTTCGCAATGATGGTGAGCCAGATATTGCGATAGTAAATTTTTTCTATATATAAAAAGATGTTTTGCGTCTTTATCCAATTCACTAATAAAATCATATAAGATATCATCTGTAAGACGATAGTCTTGAAGAACCTTTATAATATATGAATCGGATATTGGAGGTTTAAAACTAATCCCACCTTTAAATCTAGCTTTTTCGAGGTTTAAATGTTTTCTTAAATTGTAAATTAAAGAAGTTTTACCAACTTGCGAAGCACCCCATATTACAAGTTTATGCTGAGTCATAAATTGTCGATGTTAATCTACTAGAACCATCTAATAATGTAGACGTTTGTAGTGAAGGATTAATGCTACCTGTATTTGCATTTGTACCAAGCAATTCAAAATAAGAAAATCTAAATGTTGCGGAGAATGTTAAGTATGTTGAACCATCGCCTGTTGATTCAAAATTAATATCACCTATTGCTGTTGGTAATGCATCTACATATTTTATTTGCCTAACTTGATTATTATGACTTGATAATATACTTAATGTTATATCTGTATATGTTGAAGGTGATGTCGCAATTCTATCTAAGGGATTCAACACAGTGTTATCTAAGTTTCTTCTTAACCAGTTAAACATTTCAGTATAACTGTTCATATCTTCATCAAGAATAATTTGACAAGTTAAATCAGTAAATGATAAAGTATCACCTGGGAATGGGATACCTGCTATTTTTTGATAAGACACTTCTACAGCTGACATAGTCATGCCGGGATGTGAAACGGATTGACAGAAGAATTCCAAGTTAGGATAATTCTTCCTATCGATAACTAACTTAAAACTCGTCGGTTGTAAGTAGTTTATATTTGCTGTTTGTGTTGCCATATAGTTATTTATATAAAAAAAAGAGGGCTCCGAAGAACCCTCTCTCTAAAAGTTTAACTAGTACTACTATGCACCTAGGATATTGTCTACCCTAAAGATTCTGTAATATGAGTTAGTTTTAACAGCGGCCAAACCATTAGCTGGAGTTGCACCAACATATGGGTTTGAAGCCATACCGTAACGAGTTTTAAAGCCAATCCTAGGTTGGAAACTATCCTCAGCTACAGCACGAACCATTGTTAATGGAACGTATGGGCAATAGAATAGACCAGCATCATAAGGATTAGTTCCTTTATAGCCTACGTTTACATAGTCAGCAGAAGCATAAGGATCGACATATACTTTTGTACGACCATTAAGGACACCAGCAAAAGTGTTGCCTGTATCATCTACTTGAAGGTTAGTGGATAATGCTGGGGAATAGTCTAACATACCTGAAGCAGCAAGTGCTGAAGCCACGTCTGAAGAAACGATAACAAAGTTACCTTTACCTCTACGAGTTTCTTTAGCAATTACATTTGCTTCTCTTTCGATTTGTAGGATTAGTCCTTTGAATTTTTCAGCTGACCAACGACCATCTGCATCTGTTTGTACATCAAATATACCATTAACAGCAGTGTTAGCCTGAAGAGCACCAGTTTTAGCTTGTGAGTTAATTGTTCTAATTACTTCACGGTTAATTTCAGCAAGTATTTCTGTTGAAAGAATGTTAGCTAATTCTGTTTCAGCATCTAAACCATGGATTGCTTTCAAGTCTTGAGCAAGTTCCATAGTGTATTCTGCTTTTAAGGCTCTAGTTTTCGCTGTTACAGTTGCTTTTTCAATGGTGAATCCCATGTTAGCAATTGGATTACCAGCAGCATCACCTAATGCTTCTGCTGAGTCTGTTGTTAGACCAGCGGCAGCTAGGTAAGTTACACGAGCATCATCTGCAGTTGAATCAGAATCCATTGTAGCACCAGATAGACCAGCACCGTCTGCAGGCTGAGCCGCAGTTACTTGTGTGCCAGAGAATCTTGTATCTGCTTCATTGAATAGTGCTTCATTACCAGAGTTATTAGTATAACGTGATTTCATCGCAAAGATTAAACCAGTTGGACCTGACATTGGTTGTACACCGCAAACATCATATGCCATAAGATTAGGCATTGCACGTCTTACAAGTGATATCAACACAGGATTCCAGTTAGCAGCAGAAGTAGTATTTGCTGCAGGTGCAGCTTCTGATAGGAAACCAGCATTTGCGTTGGCTTCTTCACGAAGTGCGATTTCTTGATTTTCTAGAATAGCCGCAGTAACGGACCTTCTATGGTAATCTGTAATTTTGCCAGCTGATTCTTCGTTCAGTACTGGAGCCCATTTCTCGACCAATTTATCGTATGATTGCATTTATTTTAACTCCTAATTAATGCTTCGGCGCAGTCTTTTTGATTGCGGCGAGATATGAATTCATAACATCAGAATTTTCTACGACGGCGTCGTCATCGCTTTCAGTATCTTCTTCAATTATTGATTCAGGTGTTGTTTTTGAGAAATATGATTCTTTAAGTGTAGCTACTTTCTTAGTGAAAGTTGCTTCATCTACAAAATCGATATCTTCTGCTAATTTCTTTAACTTCTCAACTTGAGTTTCAGCCAAATCTTTAGATGCTTCACGAATGACTGCATCCTTTTGGAATCCTTCTAGTTGTGTTGCTAATTCTATTGCAGTTCCAGTAGTAGTATTGAGTTTTTCCTCAAGGTCACTAACTGTACCTGAAAGTTCGTCAACTAGGTCAACCTTAGAATCGGGAACAGATATATAAGATTCAGTGAATAGGTCTTTCAAACTATTCATAAAATTCTCAGCTATCTCTGTGCGTAAACCGTTATGGATTGCGACAGTGTTCTCTTTCATCCAGCTTTCAACCACGTAATTTAAATAGTTGTCAACCTTTTCAACAAGGTCTGCTTTAGTAGTAGCTACTTCTTCAGATAGTTCCTCATTGTATTTTTCTTCAAGACGGTCAATTTCTTCCGATAGTTTGGAATTAATTGCGGCTTCAAAAACTACGGCTGCTTTTTCTTTAAATTCTTCAGATAAAGTAGCTTCGTTTTCTACTAATGCATTTAAATCGCCAGAGAAGTCTGCTTTATAATCGACAGAAACATCTTCTTTCTTCATACTCTTATCGTCTTGACTTTCGCCATGATAAGATGCATAAACACCTTTAAGTTGTTCTTTTGTCATGCCGTTCATTTTACTGAACATAGCATTTATTATACCCGCTTTAGTTCCTGGTTCTTTTGCCTTAGCGACGGTACCGGCAGCTTTTTTAACATCAGCTTCTGAATCGTCTTCAGACGGTACATCAGGGTTTTCTGCGGCTTCTTTCTTAGAAGTAGCTTCTTCTACATGAGTTGATTCCAATACATCGTTCTCAACACCATCTTGGAGTTCTTGATTTTCAATGATTTCTTTTTCAGACATCATTATGCTCCTTATATTTTAGATTTGAGTAACGAGAGGAAATTCTTAAACTCACGAACTTCGGCTTCATATAGATTGGCCCGTGTAGTTTTCTTAATTTCGGTCTCCATTTGTTCAATAGCTCTAGATTCAATAATACCGTTATTCCAAATCCATTCCACACCTTCCATAACTCCATTAACAAAAGCTCCTGGAGCAGATGGATCTTGCACAATATCTACTGCGTTAAGAATAAAATCGTCTTTGACGACCATTGCGTTATTACGGTTTTCTAGGCTTCCCATACCACGAGTTGAAACACCTAGTTTGACACCACCATCAAGAAGGCCTTTTACGACTTCCCCCATAGGAGTACTCAAAATAGTTGCTTTGCCCATAACATTGTTACCATCCCAATGAAGGTCTTCAATCTTATGAGAAACTTTGTCTAAATTAATAGTCGGTCCTTCAGGGTGATTTAACTCACCGACTGCTCTTCCAGTAATAACTTGTTCAGTGTTATATTTACTAACAGCTGATTCCATTACTACTCTAGGATATATCCGACCATTACGGTTCTTAGATTCTGCTTGCATAAAAACTCCCTCTATGACATAACTTTTTTTGCCATTTTCACCAGCTTCTGTGATGAATGAAAGGTTGCTTTCTGTGAATTCTGATATCAATTTCATAGATTTGCCCTTAACTTTCTACTTGTTGTAAATGTAAGTTGCATTAGGGTCTGTAATACCTGTCAACTTAATCGCAGCATTAGCCGCAAAGATTTTATCTGTTCCATTTTTTGGAATTATTACCGATTCCCATGCAGTAAGTGTTAGAGTCGCACTATCTTCTCCACCATTTAATGGTCCAAATATAGTTACTAGATAAGGGGTTACAGTAGTATTTACTGCTCTTACCACTCTACTAGCCGTTACATTTGAAGCAGCAGTTGCAGTTGTTGGTGCAGCAATTTCTGCTATTAAGGGTCTGTAGATTGGTAAACTTCCCATAATTGATATTCCTGTTTTATTTGTTACTTATTTGAATGTATTTATACAACAAAGGTTTTTGATTAAAAAGACCCTCTAATAAAAAAGTTAAATGTAGTTCTAGGTTTTATTACACCATTAATGTTCTTACTTAAATATCCATGCCAAGTTTTATCTTTTATAGAAATAAAACTAAGTGCCGAATTTGGAATAGAATCTACTTCTACACATTCATCAATATGGTTGTAACAATTATCTGATATGAATGTACCATAATCGGTTGAGTCAGTATATACAATCGTGGACAATATTTTACTTAAAGCATCACAATGCAAGCTTATCTTTTTATCTTGAATAAGTGTTTGGACTTGTACGTCTATTGCTTGTGTTTCACGATCCCATGGGTCTCCGCCTAATAGTTTTAAGTTATCGAGCAATTTAATTTCAACCATAGAAAGTAATTCTAACAACTCTTTGCTTTTAGGTAATTCTTTAAAAACAGCATCAGTAGGATTTTTTGGGCCATTAAAATTTTTAAATTTATGTTCACCAATAGGTTTCTTAGCGCATTGTATTGTTTTATTACAATCTGGGTCATAGTCTATAAGGCTAGTTAATAAATTAAAATCATCCATATCTAAAAAATCAGATTGTATTAGATGCTCCCAAGGGGATTGGCTGACTATAAAATCTCTATTCTGCGGCTTCTGGTTCAATAGCATCATCAACTTCTTCATCAGTTAATTCATCACCTTCTACAGGTATTTCTTCTTGGAAAGCATTATTAAATACTTGTCCCGACAATTTAATTTTTTCTTGGTCTAACAAGACATTTTGTTTTAGTGCTAAGCCGGCTTTCATTTTATCTTCAGCTTTATTAAAATCACCATTTAAA